CGTTGAAGGTTGCGAGCACTGCCGCTTGTACGAGCGACTTGATGTTCGCCGGCAAGGAACTGTTGTTCTGCAACGTCACCGCGAAGTAAATCGGCGTCGGCGTCGGCGTGAGCCAGGTCACCGTGTACTGCGGCTGAGAGCCTACGGGGTAGGAAGTATCCGCAACAATGGCAGTCGTGTTGCCGTTATACCCACATCCGCCATCTTTGCCCGTCCAAATCGCTTGCGCGATGCTGGCCGCGAGTCCGCCATACACGCTGACCAGGATCGAGTGCGCTGCGACGGAGTAATTCGTCGATCCCACATTGATGGGAGAGCCAGAGCCGTTGTCGATGACGTAGGCCGAGAGCACATTGTTGATCGCCAGCACGTTGCCCAAAATGGTGGGCGGCGTGCCATGAGAGTTGATCGCCACAGAATTGCGACGTCGATTCTCAAACGCTGCCCGAGACTCGACCGCATTGCCTTCTGCCGCGGCTGAGGTGCTGACTGCCTGATCCCAGCCGTTGACCTGGGTGTAAATCGTGCAAGGCGTGTTACCCGGCCATGCAATGGGACCGGTCGTTGTGCACTGAAACGTGCCTACCTGAGACCCACTGGCGCCGATGGTAATGAGCCCCGTCGCGGCCCACAGGTACCCGCTCGGATCTTTGATGAGCGCGCCTGCCGGGATTGGCGTATTGACCGCACCGATACAGGTGACGGTTTTGACGGAACCCGCAGCGGCGATACGCTCTAAGAAATAGATCGCGCCGATGGCATCTTGAAAGGCGCCCTCGGCTTGATCCGGATCTACCTGATTGGCGACATAGGCTATCTGGCTATTCTTATCCCCAATGATCGCCGTGTCGCTCGAGATCACCTGGCCCTGCGGCGTGGTTCCCGCGGTGTTCAAGCCACTGCCGTAGGCTGAGGTGAAATCCGCCGCGCGCCCGGTCAGGATGTCCTGTTCGGTCGGAACGACGGGCATGCCGTTCGTCCAGACAATCGGCGGCACCTGCGTAGTAGGAGTGCTCATTCCACCGTCACAGTGCCATTATCGATGGCGAGCGTTGATTCGTTTCCATCGGTATCCGTGATGATGACCTGCCCAATGAGTCCGCGTTCTGCGTCGATTCCTCCGATGGTTGCCGTGGCCGTTTCCACATCAGGCACTAAAAGCGCCTGCGCCTCCAGTGCCGCGATAACCAGCGATGCCGGCGGGCGTTGCCCCAATATCTGCTGCCAGTAGGGCATGCCTTGAGTTGAGTCGTACCACACTTCCCCTAAAAACGTACTGAGCTGCGTGGCGACATCCTGCGCGATGGCATACGGAGCGCTGGCGACGGCGATGTTACCGGATGCGTCTAGGCAAGAATCAAAGGTCGATTGATCGAGCAGCCAGGTTGTATGATTGATCGCCACAGTTCACGTAATGCTGATGCAAATGCCATCGACAAAAATCATGGTATACCCCGTTTCTGTGGTGACTGTTCCGCTCGCTCCGTTGCCAGCCGCGAGCGTCGGGGCTGATAAATCTCCCGAACTATCGATGGTGACGCCATTTAAGTTGATGGCCGGAAATACGGCCTTTAAAAGGCTCGCAGTGGCCTGCAAGTACTGCGAGATTGCCTTCGGGACAATCGAGAATTGATAGACCAAATCCGAGATATCGTGCGTGCGCGCGGAGCCCGGTCCAGCCAGTGCCCCTGAGGCGATCACGGATGAAATGTCCCGATCACACACCGTCGCGAGGCCGATATCCCCCACTGACGGGTCGAGAATAATGGCGGTGCTTCCCGACTGTAAGCGCGAAAACTGCGCCCCGTAGGTCACGCCGAGTGACCACAGCCTGCCGCTCCCATCCACCGTCTGCACCAGCGGCTGTACGTCCACAGCGCCGATGGAAGGAGGGGACCCCTCTCCAAGATGCACGGCCATCACCTGAACGGGAATCGCCGTTCGAATATCCTTGATATTCGCTCGAATCAGCGATTCATGGCGCAGCGCCTCCGCCGCGATTTGAGCGGCGGTGAAATTTGGTGTCGCGCTCATGAACCGATTGGAGCCAGAATGGCCGTCGTGAACCAGGGGCCCTTTGCAAGCATCGTCGTGAGTTCATCCTGCACTTGGATGATCTGCCACCGACCGTTGGCCTTCGGAATGCTGGAGGTCACATTCATCTGCCGGCCGAGCTGGATCTGCGGGTTATAGAGGGAGGTCACGATCAACCCCGCTTCCCAATATCCAGGGTAGCCCACCATCTTAGGACTGGTATTGGGTCCCACATTGACCACCACATCATCCACAGTCCCGTCCTTGGGCCAGATGGATATCGTGGAGCCGGGGAGAAAAGGCGCTCCATTGGTCGTGATCTTCCAGTTGAATTTCGCGGCCGTGGCAATGCGGTCGATCTGATCGATGGCCGATCCATAGGTGGACTGCCCATCCAGCACCCCATGTGCCCCTGCGCTGTTGTCGAACGTTAAATTCGCCGCAGCACAGACATTGGCAATCAGCGTCTCCGCGTCCTGCGTTCCTCCGGTTGACTGCGCCTCAATCGGATTCGACGCGAGGTAGGTGTCGATCACGGTGACGTTGAAAACCGACTCCGGCGCACCGGTCAAATCGATGAATGAGCGCAAGATCGCACCGTTGATCACTAGCGAGAGCTGCCCTCCTAAGTCTCCCGCCTCAATGATGAGGTTGAATTGCTCCGCTGCGACCGCGGCCGGTATCACAGATGAATAGGCATTCATCTGCGCCATGGACAGGCCCCAGATCTTCACCTGTGCGATGGTCCCTGAGCGGCCTTGATAGCGCTGGATATTCGCCGCCGCACGCAATCCGGCCGCCGAAAAATTTCCCGACTGCGCGCCGGAAAATGAAAACTTCAAAACCTTCTGGGTAAAAGACAACGGACTAACTCGATTCGTAGACGAGCAAGTAGCGCGATCCCAAACCCGCGTAATTGGGATTGAGCCCCAAAGGAACGCTCGTCAGCGACGCATCCGAGCTGGAGGAAGATCCCCCATCGGCCGTGATGGATGAGTCCGCTGTAACCGTGTCGCTATCCGCCGTCCAGGATGCATTGGCGGAGGATGCTGCGCTCGTGAGCGGCTGAGTCTCTCCCGTTGAACCTGGGGCGCTATCGACAAAGTACAGCCAGCCGACGAACCCTAAGTACGCCTGGCGAATAAGATTGACTCTATCTAAGCACAGTTTGCCCGAGATGATCGCAGTGCCATTGATCGACAGACTGATGTACAGCCCTGTGCTCATTTGCTGCAAGGTGATCTGGCAATTCTGCGTGCCGAGCGTCACCTGAAAGGTCTGCGCCGGCACAGGCTGAACTGGGATGACCTGCTGCGTCAATGTACCTCTCCTGCGTCAAAAAGCATCTCCGGATGATGGCATCGTGGAAAAGTATCCAGACGGCAACAGCGCGGGCGCAATCGGTGGATTGGCAATCGCCGCCGCCTGTTGTGCGTTCACCTCGGCCGCCTGCAACGCCCCAAAGTTAATGACCGCGTTGCCCTGTGGTTGGGAAGTCGCGGGGGCCGATACCGCCACATTGGAGGATTGCTCCTCCGCCCATTGCGTATCGGCCCAAATCGTCACCGCTCCGCGGTCGGCTGTTTTCTTATAGCTGAACCGCTTCAGAGTCATGTTCGGATAACTCGCATCCGGGGTCGAGATGGTGACCACCTGCGTGCCTTGCCTCAAGGCTTTGAGCGTCGAGATAAACGATGTCCTGATGCTCTGAGCGCCCGAGGCCGAACTGGCCGTCTTGCCCTGGCAAGCGAGCAGAAGACCGATCTTGATCGGTTCCTGGACGCGGTTATAGGCTGCGAATTGCCCCTGCTCGATCGGATGCGAGTTGATGGCGGAATCCGCATCGACATCGAACTCAACGGCAGAGTCAAATTGCACCACCGCACTACCGCTCGAATTGGTAATGCCGTAGGCGGGTAGATTACTCACAATGGGGTCAAGTCAAGACCGTCATACAGGGCATCCGTGCCGAACGTCACGCCCTGAGGTAATCCCAATAGAGTCGCGAGTGAGGCTGACTGCCCCGACACAGAAGCGCCCGCCGCGACTTGGGCGGCGGTTTGCAGCCTCGCCAAGACCGGCACCCCGGGAAGCGCTGGAACGCTGGGATACTGAGTAGAGGAACCCCCGCCCCCATCGGCCGTGTACGTCGGAGAATCGGCGGTGACGGTGTCGCTGTCAGCAGTCCACTGTGTACTCACTGCGAGCCTCGGGTTGCCAATTGCACGGTGCCCTGCGCGGCGGGGCTCAAGAGCGGCTGATCGGCGAGTCCTTTGCGAAACACATCCACATGCGCCTTCGGATCATCCGATGGCGTGTAGAGGTTGATTTCACCGATGTGGGTCTCACTTGTGACGCTGTGATGCACGTTGCTCGTTTTCATTCCCGCCACGTCGGCAAGGCGCATGGCTTGCTGCGCAAAACCGTATCGCCCACTCAAGGAGTTATCCCCCGGACGTTCGTCGAGATTCATGAAAGCGCTCGTTTTTGCGAGCAATCCACGGGCCTGAGCCATTTTGGCTGCGGCCGCTTGCTGCGTGGTCTGTAACTCATCCTGAGCAAACATAACTTGATCTTGAAATTGCTTGTCAGTTGCTACAGCGCTCGACCCCATCGAATAGCCGAATCGCCTCGCAAAATCTGATTGTCGCGCTCTATCCCATTGCATGAGTCCCGCATGACCCGCATTGGAGGCCAGAGGGTTCATCGAGGATTCCTCTGCCATATTGCCGACCATCGCCGCCGCATCGGCTTCGGACATGCCCGCACTCATAAGCATCTGCATGCCCTTGGACATACCGCCGCGCATGGCAGAGGGCCTAAAAAATCCCTTAAGAAGACCACTCATGGTATCTGCATCGGCAGTGCCCGAGAGCACTTCCAGTGCAGGCTTTGCCGCATCCCACGTAGACTTAACCGCATTTGTCACCGTTTTACCGGTGATGAAATCTAAGATGTTGCCGACCACATCGAGCAACTTTGTTAAAATTTCAACGATCGACTGCAGCAGTCCCTGCTCTCCGCCATAAGCGGTTTCAGACAGCACATCCTTGGCGATGCCGTACTTGCCGAGTACCGTCTGACTCTCAAGAGATCTTCTGAGTATCTCGCCAGTATCTGTCGCTTCCTTGCCTTTAATCTCTTTCTTGAGCTGACTCGGGTCGTAGCTCGGATTAGTCGCTATATTAAATAGCGCATCGCTCATAACCGGTTCGGTCAGTGCGCGCAATGCCCCGAGATTTTGATACCCCCCCGCTGCGGCCATCGCATGTACTTTCGCAACGAGCTTCGGTATGTCGGCGCCTTCCTTGAAATTGAACGGCACGCCCAAACGCGCGAGCGCAATCAACTGCGGCGTCGCATTGGCAGCGCCGATCCCCATGCCCATGATGGATGTCTGTAGAGATGCGATGCCGCCTGTGACCTCCTGCGGATTCGCACCTACCGTTCTCGCCGCCTCGCCCCAGTCCCAGAGGTTCGCAGCATTCATCCCAGAGAGTTGCGCTTGGCGGTACATGGTGGCGTTGGTCGCCGTCATGTTTTTGTTCAAATCCCACATGCCCTTGCCGAGTAGGGCGACTGCGGCAACGCCCGATGCTGCGGGGCTCAAGAGCCGCCCTAGCCCTTCGGCCATCATCCCGAATGGCGTGCCTACGCCACCGGCAACCTGCATGCTTTGGCCTAACGATTTCCACTTCTTGGCAAGGCTCTCTACCTGCGCAACGCTAGAGCCGATGGCAGATTCCTTAGACAGATCGCGGAATGCCTGGCCGACCGTCTTGATGCTATCTCTGGCTTTGTTAGCTGCGCGCGTTGCCTGAGATTCAAATTCAGAAATCTTCTTGAGAGATTTTTGTTGGTCAACAGAGAACTTCGAAGTGTCGATTCCAAGTTCGAGAAAAAGCGAGTCGATCACAGTTGGCAAAATATCACCTACTTCGTCGCCAAGTACTCATTGTGCTGGTGCACCGCCTGCATCTCGAACAAGTCCCACAGAGTCTCAAGTCCATGCACGGTCTCCAACTCGTGCAGTGTCGCGAGCTTCGCAGTACAGACCGCCGAGACTAGGGTGCTG